CCTGTTGGCGATAGAGCGCATGGTCTTTTCAACCCTGTTCTCGGTGATCTTTTTGATGATATCCTTGCCTTGAATCAGAACCAGTTCGGAGTTTAAGATGGATGCGCTGACAGTATAGATCCCATCATTTGCAAGATAGGTAAAACTGTATGGAGTGAGAGCAAGGCTGTTGTGGCAGGCGCAGCCGTAAGGGAGGTTAAGAGGTTTCCATGTGGCATCTTCCAGTGGAGTTACGCCGTTCCATGCGTACCATCCATTCTGGTAGCTGACCAAAAGCGACTCAGACAGTGGGGAAATAGCTGTAACCTTGCCGTACCCGTTTGCCGGATAAACCTTGTTGATGAGCGATTTAAAATAAGTCGGCTTCCCAATCTCGGAATAGTACAGAGCATTGTCATCGGGATTGCCGGCCGCAAACACCCGATAAGATCCCGGATGTACGACAAACATGGTGCACTTCTTTATTGCATCGAGGTTGTTGTCGTTGTCTTTGCCCTCTATGACGGTCTCATAGGTCGCCGTCACACCGGTCGCCGCAGGATCAAGATATCCGTTCTCAGACAACCCCACCGCATCGCGTGTAAATCGTACCCCATTGCTCACTTTTGTCTTCGTCCAACCGGTAGCGGTCATTGCATACATTTTGTCAACCACAGTGGGTACGCTGTCGCTGGCAGCTACCGCAAACGTAAAAGTCGCATTATTTAAAACTAAACTTATGGTACCAGCCGCAGCCGCTCCTTTTGTGATCGATATGAGCACGGTTTCTTTCGTCGAGGGATCGTAGGGCTTTACCTCCCGGACGATCCGGGAACTGGCATACCTCACATCGGTAACATCGTCCCAGTTTGCGGCGTTGGTGTAGTTGTCCGTCTTGAGATCAACGCCGTTACGGGCAACCTTAGATTGATAGAAATTCCCGATGGTTCCGCTGGAAGAGTGATTGTTTCTGACGATGTCGCCAACTTTCAGATCCACAGTCCCGAGATCAGAGGCGTAATCTACATCGCCCCATACATAGAGCTTTGTGCCATCCCCGAAATAGAATCTATCATAGATCACAAAGGGATAAATCTGACTGGCTCCGGCGTTCAAGGTCAGTCTTTCCGTTACTGCGCCAGTAGAAGTATTTACATCATAGACCTTTCCGTTGATGACAAGGCACTTCTTATACTGGCTTCCGACGGTCCAGCTATACCCATCCGTGACCTCGGCACCATAGGATGCAGCGTTTACCTTCACGCAGCCCTTCGCAGTCTGGAGGGCCTTAACCTCTGCTGAGTAGTCGGCATTCTCCGACATCGCCGTCTCTTTGTCCAGGATGGAGATCGCCGCCATGGTGTCGTTATATCCGCCGGAGAAATCTGAGAAAAAAGCCTGTTTTAATGGCATTGCAACCTACCTCCTTCCAGGCGGCATGCGCCTTTTCTGACGCCGCCTTAATCTTGCAAGCTCCGAATTGTCGCGGGATGCTTCATATTGCTGGAAAAAGGTTACGGCATTCCCATCGGCTTGCCCGAATAGCCTTGCTCTGATGCGGTGCGCAAGATAATACTCAATACAGGACACATAGAGAGGGGGTAATGGGATTTCGCTGCTGGGGTTGCTCGGCATATCCGGCAACGCAAGGTATTTGATCCGGTAAGTCCCCGGATTCCGGAAAGTTATTGTATTGTCGTTGTTGAGGACATATCGTCCACCATATTCCGACAGGGGTAATCCCTGCGCCGCATCTTCTACCTGAGAGAGCTTCACGAGTGTTTTTTTCAAGGTGTGATCGGCGGGTGCGGAATCAATGACCGCCTCATCTTCCGTTCTCGTCCCGGCCTCTGCATGATGTGCGCAAATATCCTTTATCGCGTCAGCGACCCATTTCAGCGCCGTTACGCTGTTGATCTGAAGCCCTGAAATGGTCTGGGCATTGACCCTGCTTTCGTCAACTGTTATTGTCACGATGGATCACCTCCGATAGCGACTCCTGTGCCTTTTTCAGCCGTTCCTATGTAATGAGTCTTGCGATATCCGTCATGAAGATCGTCCTTATCTACCGCCAGCGCGGTCATGTCTGCGGTTTCGAGCCCGGCATCATTCAGATAACTTCGGAAATCTTTCTCCTTCGCCGATTCAAGTTTTGCATTATGCGCCTCTATTTCTCGCATGATTCGATCACCATGCATACGAACATTGGTTTCACGGCATAGCTGCAGGGTTCGATTGTCCAGGCGCGCATACGGCACGGTAAGGCAATGGGTGTCCCATCCGAGATTTTCCGTGGAATGAATTTCGTAATGCTCCCTCCGGGAGTTGAAAACAATGAAATAGCCTTTCCCAATCTCCTTGATGCGCCTTGCGATATGATACAGATCATCTTCCACGAGGCGCAGGTGGGGATTCTTCAAGAGGACGCTTTCAATGCTTGCATAGTTCATATTGCTTGCCTCCTTTATGCAATCAAAAAAGACAGAGAACCGAAGTTCCCTGCCTTTAAAAAGGGGTAATAATGATGATGATTTTAATTTTAGATCATGGTCACGCCGGAGATTCTGGCCTGCGCTCTGATTTTGTCGCAGGTCATTTCCTCGTAACAGACCATGGAGGCTTCATACGCTGCCTTTTCGGCAATCCTGGAAAGAATCTTGCCGTCATCGTCCATCCAATCCCACTCGGCCAGCCGATCAAGGTGAATGTTCTTTGTGGTGAGCAGATCATAGATGCCGTCCTTGTAGTAAGGCTCAACGGAGAATGGGATTCCGTTGTATGTAACAACTTTAAAGCCTCCGTCCACCGTCATGGTGTTTACGTTGTGCTTGTACGTGTTCTGCTCATCTACATACGTTCTCTGCGATCTGGAGTTGCAGACAATGAAGTCCACCTCGTCGCCAGTGTAGTCCCTGATGTCGTCGATGCCCTCCTGCAGAAACATGGAGTCAAACGCCGCATTTTTAGGGTACAGCATAGGGTTAAACCAGCTGTAGTCAGCGCGGTTGATGCCGTAAATGGTAGTGTCGGCAGTGAAGATTTCACCGAGCCCAACAAGCTCATTGTTATAGTTTCCTGCGAGCGTAATGATCTGGTTGGCGGTTACGGTCACGTTGGAGGCAAATACGATTGTATTTGTGGCGTAATCCACATCGGCAAGCACGACGCCGTCAACGCTCTTCGTGGCCGGCGCAGTCAGCACATCAAGCCTCTGCCCAGGGTAGAACCATTTGATATTCCCTTCCTTTACAACCACGTTCTTAGCGCCGGTTACATTGGCATCGACCTTGCCCATGACTCCGGTAGAGTCGTTGCAGAAGTTCCTTCTGAGCATATCTTTCGCGTCGCCGGTGAGGTCCTGCATCTGCAGGGTGAGCTGATCGGCGAAAGACGCTTTGGAGATTTTGGAAGTCCGCATGAGCTTGTCGGAAATCGCCATTCTCGCATACATGTCTTTCGGGATCGCCGCCGCCTGCAGGTAGCTTCTCGGAGACGGGTTCGGCAGATTACCACCCTCGGACCTCGCGCCTACTCCGCCGGAACGTCCATACTGGAGCGGCCACTTGAACTGATTTCCGGCAACTTCCTTGATACGCTTTTCAATTTTCGTATACACAGGTCCAACCTGCTCGTCGATTTGGACGATGATCGGGCCGGTATAATAGGTTTTCAGGGCATTGCCCACGGTTGATATCATTGCAAAATCAGGCATTTGTTACACTTCCTTTCTATTGTTTACAGTTGACTTCTCATCATTTTACTTGCTTCGCGGAAGTCCGTTATTTTATTGGGCGGTGTCGCCGGAGGAAGCACGTTCCCGTTCCCGGAGATCACCTGTGGTTTTGCTTTGTTTGCCAGACTCGTGAGGTACTCTGTAATGATGGCATTCTTTACTTTTTCATTGCCGGTTATCTTTGAGACCTCGTTATCATCGGCCAAATAGTCTTCAAGGCTCCTGCCCTGATTTTCGGGTTGAGTTTGCTGCGCCGCTCTGGCATCTGCAAGGGCAGCTTTCAAATAGGCTGTCTCGTATGAGCTGATGCTGTCTTGCGGAAGGTTGTTGCTTTTGATGTACTCTGCCATCTGGGGAAAGTATTTCTCCGCATCTACATATTCTGGATTTCCGGAAAACTCCATCAAAGTGTCTTTGACCTTCTGCTGAAGAGTAATCTGCTCGGACTGGTCAAGCACCGGTTTCATTTTTTCCATCAATTCGGACATTTGAGCCGCCACTTTTTGATCTGCAATACGATCTGCCAACGCTTTTACTGCTTCCACCGGATTTTCACCAAACTTCTCCATAAAAGCGTCATCGGTAATGTTAATCTCCGGCTCCTGGCCTTCAGGCGGTGTATCGGTCTGCCCTTCCGGACCCTGCGGCTGTGCATTGGGTATTTGCAAAGATTTTATTTCGGATAAAATTGCATTTTTTATTTCGTCCAGTGTGGGGCCGCCTTCTGGAACAGCCGGCTGTTCCGGCGCCAGGATCGGCTGAACGGCGGGAGGGATGTTGTTGTCTATGACAACGCCGTTTTCTGCGGGAACTGCGGGGTTTCCTTCCTGATCCATAATGATTTCGCTTTCATCTGGGGACGTTCCTTCTGCGGCTCCGCTTAAAGCGCTCAGAAAGGCCATTCCTGCATCGCTTAAATTATTTATCTGCATCGGTGCTGGCTCTGGATTGGGCTGCGGATCTCCACCTATTGCAAGAATTTCATTAGGAATACTCATTTTCCTATCCTCCTATTCCTCATCATAGAGTGTTTCAACGTTCTTGTAAATAAGATTTTTCTCATTATTGATACGACCGTATCAATTCTAATGCCGTTTATGCGGTGAATGCTTCGGGATTCTGAATCTCCTGCACAGGCTGTCCGGCTTGTGGCTGCATCTGCTGCTCAGCGGCAGCTTTGCGTTGGAGATTTGCCAGATGCTCATTGACATGAGCCTCAAATGCATCATCTATGGCAGGGTCTTTCTGGATGGCTTTTTCATATTCGGCGCTTAGCCGGAAATTGTTGTGACTCGAAATGTGAATAATGTCATCGTCAAACTCCCTGATCCTTGCCGGGTCACCCGCAGCCATGGCGTTATTTTCCCTTTCGGCCCGCATCTTCTGAGCATCGTCTGCGTCAACAAAGTCCTCCCAATTTCCAAGTTCAAGCATCTCAAAGACCTTGATTCTGCCCTCGTTGGTGATGTTGCCAGTCTCGGTATCATTAAACAATCCGCTATTCAGAAGTTCAATGACCTTCTGCCGGCGCTGTGACAATGTGTCAGATGCTTCCGGTTCGCTCTCAACAAATACGTCAAAGCTCGTCAGATCGTTCCCGACAAACTGGTCGATCTCAAATTCGTCGTTTCTTCCGATGTCGCTTACCATCCTTGGGAATGCAACATTGTTATGGTAAATCACAAGCCATTTTTTACCGACGGACATGAGACAGTTCTTGATATTTTCAGCCTCTAGGCCGATCCTGGTATCATCCTGCTCGGCAAGGCCGGCAATCGCCACACCAGAAGTTACGTTGGTGGGGACCATGGACTGTTTTGCAAGCTGTGACACTCCGGAATACCGGTCAAAGGCCATCTCAAGGCTTTTTTCCTCGCGGTAGATTTCTTCCGGAAGATCTCCGTTCCGCATAAACTCGGGTTTATTGAATCCCCGATTGTATTTCACCATTTCGCCCGGTGCAATCCCATTTTCCTCGTAGTATTCTTCATCGACAAGGGCGCCTTCCTCGTACTCAAAGACGCCGATTGTGAGCCGATTTATATAGTCATGCTTCCGATTTTTAACAGCGTTGTACCTGTCCTGAATGGGGACCATCCTCTCAATAAAACTCTTGCCAAAGAATCCATCTGTCTTGAGTGACTGCTGCACATCAAAAGGCAGTATGTACTCGCCGTTTTCTCCAAGAGGTTCCGGCAGCGGCCCGTAGTAAAGAAGATGCTCCTTCGTACAAATAATCAGCCTCCCCTGTGGATAACGCGGTGAAGGGAGTTCGTGCTCCTCAAGGACGAGAACACTATTCAGAATCTTGGTGACGCCGAATATCTGCCCATAGGTACGCCCGGATATACCTCCGCCATAATTCATGGCATCCGAATCAAGAATCTTGAACGTGGTATTTTCCTTGCCCTGTTCAATGACTCCCCATTTCCGGTAAAGCTCTTCCGCATTCAGTAAGGCAGCGTGCATGCACTTTTGGTTTTCGTAATCCGGCTTCGAGATGTTCTCCGGAAAAATTTCAAACGGAGAGTGAACAGTCGTCACGACATCTCCCTCGCGGATTTCCCTTACAACCTTGTACTTGCCCAAGCCGAGAAGTTCGTTTTCATACTCCGCGATAGTCAGCTTTTCCAGATCCTCTTCGTCGATTTCCTCCTCCATCGTACCAATCAGGCGTCCTTTGGATGGGTCCCAGCTCGTCTTCCAGACAGCCGATCCCATTGTTCCGGAGATCAGATTGGCAAGCTGCTGAAGATCGGTCATCCTGAGCCGTCGCCTCGTTGAAGCCAGCACTTTGTTAGCTATTTTCGCGGAAATTCTGTCGCTGGAGGAAGAAGATGCGGGGCGGCACTTGAGATTATTTTTGCGCTTTGAAAGAATTGCAAATCTCGTCTCAATGTTGGGTGCAATCTCGTTGAACACCTCACGCTCTTCCCATCTGGAAAATATGGGGGTTTCCACAATATCGTTAAGGAATGGGTCAATCCGGACGAACTGGTTTCCGTTGTAGTAATTGACGCCAAGCCGCCAGACAAGCTCCAAAGGAGCCCTCTCTGTTTTCCGGGTCTCATACCGGCGAAACATTTCCGCGATCACCTCAGATTCAAAGACTTCCCGGACAGCTTCTCTGCCCTGATCGTCGGCGAGGACGACCTCGGTAGGGGCCTGATCTTCTTTTCCGATAATCAGCGATTTCATAAATTCTCCGGCTTTGTCCATTCCAACTTTTAGACGGCTCATCCAGCACCTCCTTTCTCATGCCGCTCAGACA